CTATTTTGGTACTACAAACGAAATTTTCTCCATTTTATCCGTAGTTTCTGATCGGTGGGAGGGATACAAGTGGGCATAGACATTCAGTGTGGTTTCCACATTCTCATGGCCCAGTCGCTCAGACACAAGGAGGATGTCGGTACCCAGGGAGATCAGCATGGCCGCATGGCTGTGTCGCAGATCATGCACCCGGATCCTCTTAACCCCGGTCGCCTTACAGGCGGCATCGATCTGATAGCTGATGTACTTCTTTGTCACCGGGAAAAGCCGTTGCCCCGGCTGGTAATCATACAGGGCCTTGATGTACTCCTGGACCGTGTCGGCCAGAGCCTGGGTAATGTCAATGGTCCGTTTGCTTCGTGCTGTCTTAGGCTCGGTAATCACGTCTTCGTCGTTGATCCTCTGGAAGGACTTGTTTACCCGGAGCCGTAGATTCTTGAAATCGAAATCGTCTTCTTGCAACGCCAGCAGTTCACCCACACGCAGGCCCGTCCAAAACAGAATGCTTATTGCCACCCGTGCCTCGTATCGTTTCACACCCTGCATGGCAGCATTAAACTCGTCCACCGTCCAGAAAAGCATTTCTTCATCTGTTTTCTTTTTTCCGATGGCTCCGGCTACCCGGCAAGGGTTTTCATGCAGATTGTAATACTTCACCGCATAGTTAAAGATGGCCGAAAGCTGGTTGTGGATTGTGCGGACATAGGTCTGACGATATCCCTTTTTCAGCAAGTCATTTTGCCAAGTTCGGATCGTGGCCGCCGTGATCTTATCCACCTGCAGGTTCCCAAAGTATGGCAAAACCTTTTCGTCGAAGATCCAGCGTTTGGTCTCCATGGTATTTTCCTTGAGCCGGGTACCCATATCCTCCATGTATAGCTCGTAGAGCGATTGGAAGGTCATGGTGGGCGACTGGGTCTTTTTCAAGAGAAATTCCCGTTCGTAGGCCTCGGCATCCTTCTTGCGGGCAAACCCCCGCTTCTTTGCCTTTTTCTTCGCCCCCGTCCAGTCGGTGTAATAGAACGTACAATACCAGGTATTGCGCTCTGTGTCTTTGTATGCAGGCATAGGCTTCCCTCTCAGCCCATCCGGGCATCCTTCAGCCGAACACCCTCGGCTGCGGTATAGGCGGCGATCAGCTGGTACACTTCCTCGGATGCGCCCTTGTGGCCGTTTCGGAGATGATCTTCGTATTGCCGTTGGAGGTCAGACAGATAGGCCACTCTCGCCCGGCCGCACTCAGGGCAAAGCCCGGAAACCAAGTCGGCCACATTCCAGAGTTCTCCACACTCCCGGCATTCTTTGAAACCAATTTTCATTTTTCATTCTCCCTATATAGAGATATATAATAATTATATGTTTATAATAGTTTATTTAATATAGTATGGTGCTCAAATTTTGACCCCTTTCCGCCGATATAGGGGTCAAAATTTGAGGGGAATTTTTGAAATAGGGGTCAAATTTTGACCCCTATTTTTTGCGCCCAAAAATCTGTGCATAATTTATCGACAAGGTTTCCACAGGTTTTGCACAGAGTTTTCCACAAGCAGAATCAATGCGTATCCTGCTCTAGCAAGGCCTGGCGAATCATTCCAAAGGCCCGGATCTCGTAATCCATGGATCTAGGAACAGGAAGCGATTTTACGGCATTTTGGTAGTCCTCACCAAACGGCTTGATATCGTCCTTATAGATATGCCTCAATTGCGCAACCAAACCGGGAGCCAGTATAGCCAGACGGTCCTCTATGGCATTGCCATTTGCATATCCAATGGCATCCAAATAGCAGCACTGCAAAAGATAATGTTTTTGCAAATCTTCATTGGATTCGTGTCTGTACGTTTCGGATATTCCAAACAGCGTATTTCTGTAAAGGCCGTAATCTTTCTTTGCAAGGTGCTTCTTACCCTGGTCCTCCAGTACAGATCGAACAATCTGATACTTCGACCACTCCGGGTGTTCCTCCCGTAACAAAGCAGCTTCATCAAGCGTGATCGTACAGAATACGGAATTATTTTGGCAGTACGGCAATACGTCGTATTTTTCGGCAATTTCCTTTCCCCTGCTAGTTAAAGCGACGCAGCGATCTGTACGCCGTTCCAACTCAACCGAATCGCAATTCTGCAAAAGTTTCTCGATCAGGACACTTTTCTTTCCGCTGACCGGAAGATTGTAGTCCTGCAATATCGGTTTTAATTCTTTAACAGTCAATATATTCAAGCAGGTTTCCAAGTCAGCATAGCAAAGCAAACCCGAAGCAAACATATCTCGGATGCTGTCATTGAGGTTCAAGTGATAATCTTGGATAAAGTATCCCGGAGGGGCAAACTTCCCAACAATTTTGCCATCTATCTTGCTCAATAAGAGGATTTCAGCCGGAGAAAACTCCCGCATTTTATCCTCATTGAATTCCGGCATATTATCCCATCGGATTGAATCAACGTTATGCAAATTAGCAGAACGATGCTCCGCTGATTTTACCATAGCTTTGAGGTTAAGAATATCCAACTCTCTTTGTGACAAGACTTCGTCATCCGCGCAGCTCTTCGTGGATCGTTCTCGAACTTTGAAAAACTCGGAACGTTCCACCTCACTCAACATTTGCAGGAGTTTGGAAACCTCCGGATCATTATCAGGGTCATAGGTTTCATTTTCTCGTGCCGCTTCTTCGGCCAATTGCTTCCTAACCTTTTCGTACACCGCAGCACGCTCCTCTTCGCCGTCAAACAAGCTAGGAGGTTTAGGATTAACCTTAGGCATTTCCTTTCTCTGCGTCGTCGAGGGAGCCTGCTTCGGGTTACTTGGTTCCTTGCCAAGCATATTTCCCCAAAATTTCAGCAAACCTTTCTTTCCCATGACGTTGTCCTCTCACCTATTCACTTCCGGGTTGTCAGTACGGCCTAAGAGATAATCGACAGAGCAATTGAGGTGGGTTGCCAAGATGTCCAGTTTTAAGGCGCTCGGCATACTGCGGCCGCTCTTCCAATCGCTGATGTTACCTGTCGATATTCCGGTGGCATCAGCAACATTCTTAGCATTAAGGCCGAGTTCTTCTATACGGAGAAATAAATTGTCAAGATTAACCATAAAAACACCCTCGCAATTTAGTAAAGTCTACAAACTCTCGTATTTACGAGAAATTTATATTGACTATCTCGTATTTACGAGATATACTGAAAACACGCCAATAAAACACGGAAACAAACAGCGGCGGGAAAGCGGTGAAAACATGGTAGAGCGTGACGAGATCATCGCCAAAGCGGTCATGCAGAAACTGACCGACGGTATCGAGTTCTTCACGGCAGACGATATCCTCAAGGTCGCCGGCATTGACAATACCAAGCTTCGGCAGATCCATGAGACAATCAAGAAGAAGTCACTTGAAGCAGCCCTTCCGCTGGAGGATATCGGCTAACGGCTCCTCCGCCAGAGGGTCAGCCGACGTCTTTGCGCCTCTGCTTCTTACGCTTAGAATCCGCCAAGGCTTCCACCCGGCCCAGCTCGATCAGCTGATCGTCTTCATCCAACAGGCGGAAGGATTCTAACAGGCGTTCCTCACGCTTACTCAAGCGAGGTTCCTCCACAGGTGTTCGTACTTCGGTACGACCCATCAAGTAATCCGTAGAGACATGAAAGAAATCAGCCATTGCCATCAAATTCTCAAAAGACGGCTTTTTGGGGGTGTTAATCCAGGCACTAGGTAGGCCATTGGATATGCCGATGGCATCAGCGAACTTATTTTTTGAAAGATCACGTTCTTCTAGTAGCTGTTTCAGCCGTCTAGCAAATTCCATAAAAAATCCCCCATATCTTTGTTCGTATTTTAATACGAATTACTCTTGATTATTTCGTACTATCGTGCGATAATGACAACGGTAAAACAAGCCAACAAAACACGGAATCAAGCACCACAGATTCCAAGAGAAAGGATACTAACCATGGGCACCACTCCCAAAACGGTCCGCTACCTCCGGGCCAACAAGACCAACATGGTCAAGCTGATCCGCGCCAAAGGTTTCAGCCCTACCGTAAAACGGGCACGGTTTGAAAAGGCTTTCCGAGCAAGGTCATATTGGCTGACCTGGATGGAATCCAGCGGCTACCATGAGGCCCTGCTTATGACCGCCGGGGGCCGAACCTATCTTCGTATCAAGAATCAGACCACCGGGGAAGAAGGTATGAACCACATTCCTCTGGCTGAACTGGAAAAATTCAATCTTGTGGAGACGAAAGAGTTTATCAAAAAACCGTAAAATGAAAGGAACTACAGCAATGAATGAAATCGAAAAAGCATTTATCGAGGCCGACGACGAGGTAATCAGCATGGTCAACGGTAGACATGGCCCGGGCGGTGAACTCCCTTCCCGAACGGTGACCTTTATCCCCTCTGAACGCGCAGAGAAACTGGATATTCTGGATCTGAGAATCCAAAATCTACAATTAATCCTTCCTTGTATTTGCAAAGGAAGTATAGGAATGTTCTTCATCATCGCATCGGCGCTGGATTGGATTATCCCCCCCGTTGCCGTCGCTGGTTTCCTTATCTGTTTCCTGTGGGCTTTGATTAACTGGTTTTACTCTGGAAAAGGGAAATTGGGTAATAAAAATGGCACTGTCTAGCTGCGTCCCTCTGCTTCGCAAAATGTCCCTACGAGAGTGGTTTTCCAAATACGGAATATCTCCCATCCTCCACACGGTCCCGGATCGCAGGGCCACAGAATGCCGAAACCCATCCGGGTACATAACCGTCGAAGCATACCGTTCCACCACCGCACCCAATATCCGTGATGATGGAATCATTCATATCTGCAAGCCGGGCGGCTCCCCGGTCGGCCATAGTGAACTCGCACAGCACATGGACAAGATCTTCATGGAGTACAACCGTTCCCTCGGTTGGTTCGACCTCCGGCTTACGGAATAACGGTATTGATAATTTTATCACACATTTTCCGATAAAACAAGCCAATAAAACACGGAAAGGAGAAACAACAATGGAACAGCAGCGGAAACCCCAGACCCCTTTCGGTGTCCGTGTGACCAACTTCTGTGCAAGAACCGGCATGACCTTAATTACCGTTGCAAAAAACAGTGACGTTAAGGTAGGCACCCTGCGGGATTGCAAAATTGGCCGCTCCGTCGGCAGAGAAGTGGTTCCCAAAGTGGAAGCGTACATGGACAGTTACCGCAAGGATCACCCCGAATTATTCAAAGAGGAGGCTTGATTATGGCAAGAACAGCCGCCCTCCCCTGTGTCCAGTACCTCACCGTTGAGGATGTGATGATATGTCTCGGTGTTGGTCGCAGTAAGGCCTACGAAGTCATCCGGGATCTCAACGACGAGTTGGAAAAAGATGGTTTTATCACCATCGCTGGCAAAGTCCCCGAAAGAAAGTTTCGTGAGCGTTTGTATTTGCGAGACAATATCCGCCCCATCCAGGCCACAGTAATCAAATCCGGCCCCACTAAGAAAAGGAGGTAACAATGCCCACCATCAACGAAGATCTGGCCCGTCTGGCCAAGGAAGCAATGAGCTTCGACAGCTACAAGCCCGGTAGTGCCACCGCCGCCTACAACGCCGCCTGCGAGGAAGCCCGGCAGATTGCCGAGGATCAGAAGAAGCGGGTTGACCCCATGTACCATGAGAAGATCGATCATCTGCTTGCCCTCTACTGCAACCGTCTGGCCGACAACCTCAACAGCGCCAACCGCATCTCCGCAAGTTGTCCCTCAATTATGATCGCCGGCGGCTCCAACTTCCCCGTCAAGAAGAAAGAGAAGCAGAATGCCGCCATGGACCGCAATATGCAGGAGTACCAGGATATCCAGGGTATCCTCGACAAAATCAAGGCCGTGGGTACCGGCGGTATCAGCAGTGACGATCCCAATGCCATCGAGAAGCTGACCAAGAAATTGGAGAAGCTGGAGAAGCACCAGGCCACCATGAAGGCCGCCAATGCTGCCATCCGCATGAAGGACACCGAAAAAGGCAATGCCAAACTCCGGGAGATGGGTTACACCGATGATCAGATTTCCCAGTTTCGCAAACCGGATTTCTGCGGTCGTATCGGCTACCCCTCCTATGAACTTTCCAACAACAACGCCAGAATCAAGGCCACCCGTGACCGGCTGGATCAGCTCAAGCAAATGAAAGAGGCCCCCATGGAGGGCTGGTTCTTCGACGGCGGCGAAGTTGTCTGCAACAAGGAGGATATGCGCCTGCAGATTTTCTTCGATGATATCCCCGACCCCGACAAGCGGAAAACCCTCAAGGATTGGAGTTTCAAGTGGGCACCCAGCGTCGGCGCATGGCAGCGCAAACTTAACCCCAATGTCGTGGAGATTGCCAAGAAGCAGATTCCTTTCCTCACCCCCGTTTATGATTAAGCCCCTCGGCACAATCCAATTTTATCACGAACGGAAGGTGAACAATGTGGCAACCAGCGTACAACCCGGCACTCTGGAATGGCTGAAATCGGCAAGATTGGAAGCCGGATATGCTTCCAGAGGCACAGCAGCTACCGCCGTACATTACTCCCCGGAGACCATTGGCAGGCATGAGCGGGGCGAAGTTCCCGTATCTCCCGCCGATGTGATCCGCTACTCCCAAGCCTACGGCTCCCCGGACATCCTGTTCCGCTACTGCTCACAATGCCCTGTCGGGCAGTTTTCCGGCCAGAAAGTAAAAGACCGACCCCTTGCAGAGTCGGCTATGCGTTTGGAGGTCATGGTGGAGGATGCCCAGAAGATCGCCGACATACTGTCCCGGATCGCCTTTGACGGCATCATTGATTCCACCGAGCAGGCCGACTTCGACAAGGCCATCGCTTTCCTCTGCAACCTCAAAACCACGGTGGACGATATGCTCCTTATCGGAGCGAAAGCAAAAAAGAACGGCCCCCGCACCACCGGGAACCGTTCTCACGCCATTGGATACTAACCTCACTTCCAATGGTATCACAATATATATGGCCTGTCAAGGCCGATACTAAAAGGAAGTTGTCTATGAACAATCAATATCCGCAGGCCCCGAACCAGGGCCGTCCCAATCAGATCCCTCAGACTACCACTCTGCTGGATCTGAATTCTTTTGACCGGAATATTTACAATGTGCTTGTTCCTGTCACCAAAATGGAAGTTCAGAGTGACCTTCAGCGGGTCATGGTCAATGTGGTCACGCTGGATTGCCGGCAGGACGAATACAACAAGGGGCCGTCTAAGGATATCTATTATGAACGATCCTGCGGCCAGTACGCCATTACCAAGGTCGGCGGCATGAAACTGGCCGCCGCTGCCAATGTAAGTATCGCAAACATTACCACAGGAACAACGAGTGCCTGCGAAAAATGCATAAAAAAGGCAAAAGAAACCGGTGTTTCTAAACCTTGCGGCAACTGTGAACACATCTACGATGTTAAGTACATTGTTACTGTTCGTGTTCCCGACCCTTTTGGCAACTTTAGAGAGGTTACAGCATCCAGAGCATTTGATGCCGTACTCGACTGCGAAGGCATGAGCGACAAACAGCGTAAACGTGTAATCGTTAATCGTGAGGCCATTATTGAATCCAAAGCCCTGATGCGAGCCATCCGAGCCGCACTAGGTATTAACGGTAGCTATACCATGCAGGACATTAGAAAACCTTTCGTTGTTGCACGAATGGTACCTAATCTCAACGCCCCCGAAATCCGGGAAGTCATGGCCGCCAATGTCATGCAGTCCATGGGTATGCTGTTCGCCCCGGCCGCAGGAAATAAGGCCCTCCCGGAAGCCTCCGCACCCATGGCCGCCCCGGAGGATACCTTTGAGGATGATTCCCCTATCGGCAGCGATACCTCCGACTTTGATGACGATTACATGGATATCCCCGATGATGGTCCCCAGGGCTACGGCGGATACAACCAGCCCCCGGCGGCTCCCCCTCAGACCTACGGCGGGTATAATCCCCCTCCCCAGCCTCCCGGACAGCCCCGCACTACCCAGCAGGAAGTGTGCAGCGAGTGTAAACAGGTCATCCAACCCTACACCACCCGCAACAATACCACATGGGCACCCGCTGATATCGTGGCTTTCTCCATGCAGAAATTCAAGCGGCCCATGTGTTACCAGTGCCAGCAGAAGATGAAGGGAGGCCGCAGATAATGGATTATTTAGTAGAACGCTTCCGCATGGCACTATGGGCCATGACATCGGACAGTTGCCCAGATTTTGTCAGAACCTTTTTTAAGGAACAGTTTTCTGAACGAGGCATTCCATTTTCCAAAACAAAATCCGACTACTGCCCAGTATGTGGGAAAAGACACGAGAAGGAATGGCCCCATTACCGGAACAGTTTAGGATATCAGTACAAATTCTATGACGAGCATGGCCGCTGGCCTTCCTGGGCCGATGCCATGGCTCATTGCCCTGAGCCTGTTAAAAACTACTGTAAAGATGTGCTTTCAGTATTGGGTATTCCTCTGGAAGAATCCACAAAAGCCGTGATAAGGAGGTAAAATCGTGAGCTTCAAAGTTCTGCATACCGGCGACGTCCATCTGGGCGACCTGTCCGGCCCCACCAAAGACGGCGAGAACCTCCGCAGGCTGGACACCCTCCGCTGCATGAGCGACATTGTCCAGAAAGCCGAGATCGTAACCCCCGACATTACCGTAATCGCCGGTGACCTTTTCAACCGCTCCCGTGTTTGGGCAGATACGGCCCTTGACGATGTAAACGATGCAATCAGCGGATTCCTGCGGCCCCTGTGCCAGCACAGCCACGCCGTTGTCCTGCTGTTCGGCACCGAGAACCACGATAACCCCCGTGCTTTCGATGTTATCAAGAAAGCCACCGGGGATCTGAAAAACCTCCACATTTACACCCAGCCCACCGTGGACACGATTTCCACCCCTGCTGGTAGCATCCAATTTCTCGCAGTCCCCGGCTTCGACCGGGGGCGGCTGCGGACCTTCTTCCCCGGAGCCGATAAGGAAGCCGAAAACCAGAATGCCACAGCATTGGTCAATCAGCTGGTTTTGGGCCTTGCGACCCAGCTTGACCCCAATCTTCCCAGCATTCTCACCGCCCACTACACCGTAACAGGCTGTACCACCGAATCCGGGCAGAGTTTCCTTGCCGGGCAGGATGTGGTGATTTCCACCGACACCATCGACGGTGCCAATGTTTCCCTCGGCTGCTTCGGTCACATCCACAACCCTCAAAAGCTGCTGTGCAACACTCCCGCTTACTACTGCGGCAGTCCCAATCAGTTGACCTTCAACGACGAAGGGATCCAGCACGGCTTCTGGATCCACACCATTTCCGACGATTCCGTCACAAGCACCTTCCACGGCACCCCCGAACGCAAGCACTACACCCTCCGTCTGAACGCGCAGGAGATCACCGACTTTCTCAACTGCGGCAAAGCCCTATTCCCCATTGAGGTCAAGGGTGCCGTCGTTCGTGTCCGTTACAACTGCTCCGCTGAACAGGACAAGGCCCTCAACCGGGCAGAACTGCAAAAAGCCATTATGCAGGCCGGTGCATTCTATGTTGCCGAAATCCTCCCGGAGGAAATCGTGGCATTGGATGCCGTCGATCAACTGACCGAACACGACGGTCCCGCCGAGGCGCTGGAACGCTGGCTGGATCTGAACGAAGTCCCTTTTGAAACCAGCACCCGCCTGCAAGAGTTGGCCCGGCCCATTCTGGCAAAGGCCGACGATGGCAGAAATGCCAGTAAGCACACCGGCGCATTCGTCCCCATCTCCATCACCGTCCGCAATTACCGCAGCTACACCGATGCGACCTTTGATTTTGCCCCCGTCAGAATGGCGATGGTCAACGGCTCCAACGGCGTAGGTAAGTCCTCCCTGTTTATGGATGCCCTTGCCGACTGCCTGTTTGAGCAGTCCCGGCAAGAAGATATCGGCGGCTGGGTACGGGATGGAACCAAGTCCGGCTCCATTACCTTCTGCTTCGAAGTCGGCGGCACCACCTACCAGGTGATCCGCACCCGGCTCCGTTCCGGTAAAGGCACCCTTGCCCTCCAGCAGAAAGGTGAGGATGGCGAGTGGGTAGATGCTGGCGATACCACCATGAAGCTGACCCAGCAGAAGATCATCCGCCTGCTGGGCATGGATTGCAATACCTTCTGTTCCATTGCGCTGATCCGGCAGGATGCCTACGGCCTGTTCCTCGATGCCGACAGTGACCGCCGCATGGAAGTCCTGTCCGCCCTGCTGGGTCTGGATCTCTATGACCGGGCCGAGGAAATGGCAAAGGCAGGCGCAGCCGATCAGCGGCGCAAGATCGCCGAGTGCAATACCCGCATCGGTATTCTGGATGACCAAATCCGGGAGAAGCCCGTTTTGGAGGAAAAGCGTTTGAAGCTGGCCGCAGACATGGATCAGCTTGAAAACAGCCTCTCCACCGTAAATGCAGGCATCCAGGCAGCCCATGAAGCAGAGGCCGCCCGTGGAGCCATTAAGGATTCCATTGACCGTGCCGAAGCCAGAGCGGCCACCATCGGCAAACAGGTCGCCGAGAAGTGCAACGCACTCAACACCATCAACCAGCAGATCGCAATTGCAGAGGCCGGGGCTGTTCAGTTGGAATTTGCCCGGTCAGCCGCCCAGCAGCTTTCCGTTGTCCGTATTCAGTTGGATTTGCATGCCGGTGCCGATGATCGCTACAACGAGAACCGCCGAGCCGCCTCTGAGGCACAGACCGAGGCCGATAAACTCCGCCGTCATATCGCAGAATGTGAAAGAGAAATCGACGGGTACAACACGGTTCTCTGCAACGCTGATTCCATCCGGGCCAAGCATGCCCGTCTGCAGGAGATCAACACCCAGAAGGCAAAGGCAGCGGAAACAATCTCCCAGTATGCCGAAGCACAGGAGGTCGTTACTGAATTGACCTTCGAGCGGGATATGGTCCAGAACCGTTGGAATACCCAAATTTCCCAAATCGAAGCTGATATTGAGCGTGCCGAGAAGAATGCCGCCATGCTGAAATCCAGCGGGTGTCCCATCCCCAGCGGTGCCTCCTGCAGGTTCCTCTCTACTGCCACCGCTGCGGCTGGTCTGCTCCCTGTTCTTCGTAAGAAGCTGGAAGAAGCCAAGGCCAATGCACAACAGCAGTATGACGAAAATACCGAGCGTATCGAAAAGGCAAAGAGCACCCCCATCCTCACCGGCCCCAACCCTCACACCCTCATGTCGGACCTGTCCAAGGAAAGCCTTTCCCTCAAGGGTATCGAAACTACCTACGAGCAGTTAGGCAGAGCAGAGGAACGGCGTGCCGCCGCCCTGCGTACTCTGGAAGACCTCAAGCAGCGTTTGACCGATGCGCTGGCCCGTATCGACCAGCTCAACAGCAAGGTCGCCGATCTGATGGAAAACAAGAACCGTCTGGAAGCCGCCCGGAAGGCAGAAAAGGCCTTGAAGGCGACTGCGGACACCTTACCCCAATGCGAGGCAGATGCCGCCAAGATTGATTCCCTCAAAGCCCAGAAGGCCGCCATGGAAACGGATATTGGCTATCTGATCCAGCAGAAGGATGAAGCCATGGCCGAAGTCCGGGAGCTGAACGGGAAACTGGATGATACCTACACCTCCAATCTGGATGCTCTGACCGCAAGTAGACGATATATCACTAACGATATCAGCACCACCAGTTCCAAGCAGGGTGAAATCGCCTACAAACTGGATCAGATTGAGGCCGCAGAAGCCCAGGCCGCCGACCTCCGCAAGGAAAAGGACGGCTATGCTTCCGCTCTGACCGATTACCAGACCTTGGCAAAGGCTTTCGGCCTTGACGGAATCCGTTATATGATCGTCCGTTCCATCGTCCCGGAGATCATGCAGCGTTCCAACGAAATCCTCGCAGCCATGACCGGAGGCCGCATGGCAGTAGATATCCGCACTGAGCGGGAGAAGAAAAGCGACAAGAAGATCGTCAATTCTCTGGAAGTCTGGATTCACACAATTTCCGGTGGTAACCGACCCTATCAGAGCCACAGCGGCGGCGAAAAGGTCAAAATCGCCCTTGCTGTTACTCTGGGTCTGGCCGATGTCAAGGCCCGTCGGGCTGGTGTCCAGCTGGGTATGCTGTTCATTGACGAACCGCCCTTCCTGGATGCCGATGGCACCGATGCCTATGCTGATGCCTTGACCGCTATGGCCGCCAGAAACCCCGATATGAGAATCCTCGCCATTTCCCACGATCCCACCATGAAAGCGAGATTCCCCCAGAACATCACCGTCACAGGCGGAGAGAACGGCAGCACCGTGACAATGGAGTAAACGCAAATCCGCAGGAAGGGAGGGAGGCGCACTGAAAAACTACATTGCTGAAATCGTTGCTTTCGATGAACGGATGAAGGCCGCACCTCTCTCCCCTCTTGCACAACTGCTCTGGTACAAGCTGATTCAGATTGAAAACCGGGAACGGTGGCCGGAATATGTCACCGTTTCCAACCAGGATTTGACCACGCTGATAAATGTTTCCCAAAGGAACACCGTTGCAAAGGCTCGAACAGAGTTAGTGGATACCGGGTATCTGTACTACACCCCCGGCCGCAAAGGTGCCCCCGGTCGGTACCGCCTGCGGCTGCTCAATACCAAATACCGCTACACGGATAAATCCTATTCCGATTTGGACAGTTATTTTGGCATGACCCCGGAGATCAAAGATCAACTTATTCGCTTTACAGCAGAGCTATTCGAAGAGAACCTTCCCGATCATACTCCCTCCGGCAATGACCTTAAAAATGTCTATGAAACGATCTGCAATCAGATCCAGGACGATGCTGGAAATTGGAGCATTGAGATTGATGGTCGCAAGAAAAGCGATCTGCTGTATGCTTTCCAAGCCGCCGCCGATGCCAACGCCGTCAATTGGAACTATATCAGTGGTGTTCTGAGGAACCTAAACCAAGGAGGCGAAAGCCATGAATATACATAAAACCAAAATCGAATGGGCTACCCATGTATGGAACCCCATCACGGGATGCAATCACGGGTGCCGGTACTGCTACGCCAAGCGGATCATTGACCGCTTCGCCCCCAAAATGACAGAGCGGCCCGAACCCGGCTCCATCATCGAGGAAGCGCCCGGAATCTTCTGTGCCACCAAGCCCGTCCGGCTGGTGAATTCCAAGGGGGAATACACCCGATCCGCAAATTTCCCCACCGGCTTCAAGCCTACATTTTACCGTTACCAGCTGGATTACCCGATCCATAAAACAGCCCCTTGCCGGGTGTTTGTAGTCGCAATGGGCGATATGTTCGGCACATGGGTACCCGATGAATGGATTGAAAAGGTCTTCGAGGCCTGCGCCAAGGCACCCCAGCACAAATGGATCTTCCTCACCAAAAATCCCGCCCGGTACCTTGCCCTTGCAGGAGCCGGGAAGCTGCCCAAAGATAGCAATTTCTGGTTCGGCAGCACCATCACCACCCCCGATACGCCCTACTATTGGAGCAACCAGCACAAGACCTTCGTCAGCATTGAACCCCTGCTTGCCCCCTTTGATGAAGTGGACATTGAAGAAGTCCAGCGCGCCGACTGGATCATCGTCGGCAATATGACCGGAGCCGGCAGTAAGAACCACCAGCCGAAGCGGGAATGGGTAGAAGCCATTGTAAAGGCCGCCTGGGAGGCAGGAAAGCCCATCTTTATGAAAAACGGGCTGAAGGAGTTATGGGGAGAACCCTTGATACAGGAATATCCCCCGGAACTGCTGCTCCCCAATGAAATCAAGTAACCACCGGAGGTACCAGGATGTCAGAACGTAATACCTTCATGGTCAAGGCCTGTCGCTGCGTGGTCTGCGGCCGGATTTTAACATCCCCGCAGTCCGTGGCAGATGGTTACGGGAGCAGCTGCAGCCAGCACGCCCGCCGGGCCGCCGCCAGAGAGGAAGAATTAAGGGATCAGATATCTTTGTTTCCGGAGGACAACAAGGAGGATTCCCATGCCGGTGAGTAAGAAGAAAAAGCACGGTAAGCCCAAAAAGGGCAAAAAGAAAGCCCCCCAGGGGCTTCCCAAGAAGGAACCGGCCCAGCGAGTGGAACTGATCTCCAATGAAGACACACCCGAAAACCGGATTTTGAAAATCGGTATTGACATTGGCAGGCAGCAAGTCGTGGATATGCTCTGTCTTGTGCTGAATAACAAGGCGATTATGAGAAAGGATGTTTTTGGAAAAGGTCGGATTCAGACGGTAGTCCAAGGCATCAACCACTTCCTCGGTGATGTCTACACCGTAGCATGGGGCCAGGAGAATGACAGCTATTACCAGCGTAAAAAGCTGGACGATAATCTCTTGGAAATCCTCGGGCCTGAGCTTTTCTGTCCTTTCCAAGAACGGTATGACCATGTAAAGGAATGCGACCTATGAGAATGAAACGAGCAAAAGCAACACCTCAAATAGGCCAGACAAGCCTATTTCAGAAAATCGCCGTTGACAACTTCGCCGGCGGCGGTGGCGCATCCATTGGCATAGAACTGGCCCTCGGCCAGCCCGTGGCCGTGGCTATCAACCACGATCCCGCCGCCATTCTGATGCACCGCACCAATCACCCCCACACCGAACACCTGCAGGCATCCGTCTGGGATGTGGATCCCGTCGAGGTCTGCAAGGGCCGCCCCGTGGGCCTTGCCTGGTTCTCCCCGGACTGCAAACACTTCTCCAAGGCCAAGGGTGCCTCCCTGGTGGATAAGAAAATCCGTGGTCTGGCATGGATCACCCTGCGGTGGGCCGCAAAGGTTCGACCGGATGTGATCATGCTGGAGAATGTCGAGGAATTCCAGACATGGGGGCCTGTCCGCAAGGGTAAGCCCATCAAGAAAAAGGCCGGACAGACCTTCCGAAAGTTCATCCAGCAGTTGGAGGATCTGGGATATGACGTGGAATACCGGGAACTGATCGCCGCCGACTATGGCGCACCCACTACCCGGAAACGGTTCGTGCTGGTGGCCCGCTGCGACGGAAAGCCCATCCGTTGGCCGGAACCCACCCACGCCCACCGGGACAGCGAAGCGGTCAAATCCGGGAAGCTGCTCCCATGGCGGTCTGCTGCTGATATCATCGACTGGACAATCCCCAGCTATTCTATTTTTGCCAGCAAGGCAGAAATCAAGGAAAAATACGGCGTGAAGGTGGTTCGTCCCCTTGCCAATAATACCATGCGCCGGGTGATCCGGGGCGTGGACAAGTTCACGATCAAGAGCGGCAAGCCCTTCATCGTCCCCATGGGCTACGGTGAGCGAAAGGGACAGGCCCCCAGGGTGAACGATATCGACGATCCGCTTTCCACCGTCGTTGCACGGGATAAGTTCGGAGCCTGCCAGCCTGTTATCGCCCCCTTCGCTGTGGAGTGTAACCACGGCGGCGACAGCCACACAAGAGGCATTGACGAGCCTGTGAACACCGTCACCCGGAAGTACACCGGCGGTGTCTGCGGCCCGGTGTTGGCCCCTCTGACCATCCCCAACACTTGCAACTCCGTCGGCTCCCCGGCGAGTGAGCCTGTATACACGGTTACTTCCGCAGGCAATCAGCTTTTCGTAGCTGCCAACCTTATGAGCATCGGCCAGACGGGAGGCGGTGACCGCATCCGGGATATGCAGGAGCCGGCACCCACAACGGTTTCCAAACAGGAGGCTTGCATGGTGGCTGCCAATCTGATCCAGTACCACACGGAGCAGAGCGAGAAGGTACGGGGCCAGAGTATGATCGATGCCATTATGACCGTGGATTCCTCCAACCGCTATGGCCTCGCCTGTGCCAATCTGGTGGAGTATTACGGCAACGGCAATCCTCTGGATGTATCCCAGCCCATGCACACGGTAACGGCCCATGACCGGGAAGCGGTGGTATCTGCCCATATCCAGAAGTATTTCGGCGGTGTGGTCGGTGTCGAAGCCTCCGGGCCGCTGCCTACGGTGACCACCGCTGACCACAACGCCCTGTGTTCTGCCCATGTGGTCAAGTTCAAGGGGCAGGAGCTGGGACAGCACCCCACCGACACCCTCAATACCATCACCGCCCAGGGTAACGAGTACGCCCAGTGCAATGCCGTGCTTGCCAAGGCAGGCGGCCACGATCTGGGCCACTGGCCCGAAATCCGGGCATTGCTGAATCAGCATTGCGGGTACCATCTGGCCGACGATGAAGTGATCCTGCTGGTTATCTTCGGTGTGGCCTACTACATTGCAGACATTACCCTGCGAATGCTGACACCCCGGGAACTGTACAACGCTATGGGTTTCCCGCCGGATTACATCATCGATTACGACTACACGGGTAACAAGTACCCCAAAAACGAACAGGTGGCCCGCTGCGGCAATGCGGTATGTCCCCCTCTGGCCGAGGCCATGGTACGGGCAAATATGCCGGATATGTGCGGGGCTAAGATCAGAACAATGGCAGAGCTGAACGATGCCATTGCAGTATAGGAGAATACGCCATGGAATGTAGAAACTGTCCTAACCTCAAAAATTGCCAGCGGCAGTGCATGAAACTGCCCGGTGGAAAGACCTGTGGTGATTGCCAGCATGTAGACTGGTGTACCAAGGTCTACGGTGTAAAGCCGGAAAATACCTCCTGCGATTTCGAGCCTATCCGCTTCAAGCAGAAGGAGGACCCCAATGGTTGAGCAAAAAGTTCTGAATGATCTCTTCGCATCCTTCCCCGATGCAATTATGAACCATAATTTGGAATTTGTGGCAGATCCCCACCGGCGTGTAAATTCCTACTTCCGTCTGGATAACTGCGAGACACGGACAGATGCCATTGCAAAGCTGCTGGAATGGCTCTCCCGTGAAGCCTACAAGAGTGAGCATTTCTATGTGAAATGGAGAAATGACCAAGTCCATGAATATCACCTTAACGGCATCAACCGTTTCTGCGGAACCGACTTCACCCCGGAAGACATGAAGATTATCTACACCTATCTAGGTAATTCCTGCAATCACCAGAGAACGCTTTCCTTCATCCGCAGCGGTTACGATATGTCGGTGCTGACTGGTCCCTGGTGGGAGGTAACCGATGAATAAAGAACCCTTCTTTTTCACCTACACCAAGCCTTCGCTGGACTGGTACGAAACCTTCAATGTGCAGATCGCCCCGGACGATTACACCTACTTCCGTCTGGAACGCCGGTTCGGTCCCTCCTGGTGGCTGATCGGTATGGTCTATGAGGACGAGGACGAAGGCCCCGCATGGATTGAAACCGAGCTGGGCGAGTTGGTCGGCTCCAACCTGTATTCGTTCATCGAATGGGCTAAAACCCCGTGGGGAAGCAAGATCATTGAGGTCAAGGCTATCAGCGGAGAGTTTAATATCATCGACGAGATTATTAAGGCAGAGCAGGCCAGGGGGTATTTGGTAACGCTCCCCTGTAAGTTAACCGACACCATCCACATCATTGAGGGTGAGTACAAGGGCAAAAAGCGAATATCCGAAAAAGTAACCCCCGCAAGAATCGACCACTTTACGCTCGGGGATCTGGGAATCCCCGTAATTGATGCCTGTACCGAGGACAATGTTTGGTACATTGGTCTCGGCCCCGGTGATTATTTCCTTACGGTCGAAGATGCCCAGGCAGCCATAGATAAGGAGGCACACAATGAGCATGAGTAGCCTATCTTCTTGCATCGAATACATCAAGAAGGAGCTTTCGCCTTCTGAAATTCTTTGTCAACTGGCAGAAGAGAGTGCTGAACTCTCAAAAGCAGCCCTTAAACTCCGCAGGGTGCTCGATAAAAAGAATCCTACACCTGTAACGCTGGAAGAGGCATTGAATAATGTCGATGAAGAAGTTGCAGATGTGATGGTCTGTCTGGCAATGCTGGACATTTCGGTCAGTACCAGCCACTACACGGATACCATCTATTTCAAAATTAGACGATGGGCCGACCGGATCGCCGAGGCCCGTGCAAAGGAGGCTGCGAAGAATGGCTAACATAAAACCCTGTCCCTTCTGCGGCGGGGAAGCTGAAATGGACACCACCACGAAAATTATCAAAGGCGGAAAAGCACGACATGAAATTTTCTGGGTTAAGTGCAGCGAGTGTGGTGCAAGAGTACCCAGGTACAATAGGACCGCCGAGGAAGCGATCAAAATTTGGAATACGAGGGTTTCAGATGGAGGATAATGCGCAGATAGAAAAGGCAGCTCCACGCCCAAAAAGCTATTTGTTCGCCTGTTCTAAGTGCAAGGGAGAATTCTACTTCTGTGGTAACCGATGCAACTACCAATTCTGTCCCAGGTGTGGCAGACCATTTTCGCAAGATCACGAAAATGATAATCGTGGAGAAAGGAAAGTATATGAGTAAAAAATCCAAAAAGAAGGCCGCCGTCACCGCCCCGGCCTGTGAAGATAAGAACGCCCCTGTTTGTACCGGCTGTGAATTTTGCCGCAAGCATTCCCTTTCTGAGGGCGGCAAACTGCTGGACTTCTGCCACCATCCCGTCTGGAAGGTCACCAGGGCGCTCAAACGCCGCTGGATCCGCAAGGATGAAATGGGTACCACCTCTCCCGCATGGTGTCCCCTGCGGGTACCTCCGAAAGAAGGTTAACCCATGAAAGCTGTTATGTTGAGCATTCGGCCCGATTGGATCGAGAAGATTCTCACCGGCACCAAGACCGTTGAAATCAGAAAGCACCGGCCGAAGTTACAGCCCCCCTTCAAGTGCTACATATATTGCACCAAATCCCGGATAGCTTACGGAAGTTTCGGAGTGAATGGCAAGCCCCAGGAATGCGGTGCTACCGTTGTCGGCGAATTCATCTGCAAAAAAGTGTCCCGGTACAGCACCTTCGGCGACCCGGAAAATGATGAAATTACCACGGATGAAATCTTATCCCGCTCCTGCCTCACTCCCGATATGTTGCGCCGGTATGAACTCAAAGCTGATTACCACATCGGCCTTTATGCCTGGGACATTTCGGATGTGGTGATATATGACGAACCCAAAGAATTGAAGGTATTTCGTAATCCTTGCGCTGAGTACGCAAAGGACAACCCCCAGTGCGGCAGGTGTGATTACTACCATTCCATGGGTGAGTACCCGGCAGAATGTGGCTGTGATGGAGCCAAACCGATGATCCGCCCGCCCCAGAGCTGGTGTTATGTGGAGGAATTAACCCATGTTTGACCGTACCAAACTGAGATCAGCAGCCGCCCGGCTCCTGTATAACGATGATCGGGATACCCGTGATTATGACCTTCTTGTGGAGTTCATCGATGCAATGTGCATTGACCCGCATGGGAATATCCGGCTGGATCATTATCAGCAGAAATGCGCTGAATTAGAAAACCTTCTTGCAATGGCACGGGCAGAGCGGGATGCCGTCACCAGGCGTGTCATTGAATTGGAAACCATCGTTGCCCAGCAAAGACAGCGGGCGCAGCTGGCCGAGGACTTCATTTGCATGCAATGCTCTCAGTGCAATGGCACCGTTACCGATGGTATATGGTCCGGTGTAAAACGCTGCTGCTCCACCTTCCCGGAGTGTGGGCGGTTCAAGTCCCGCCATATAGGCAACATAGAGGCAATCCGAATGCGTTATGTAGCCGCCGACTGCAAGGGTGTGGAAAAATCCATCCTCGCTGATGTCCTGCGGCTCCTGGAGAAGGAAGTCACCCTATGAAGGAACTGTTAGAAGAAATCCGGCGGTCTGGCCGCCTTATCGCCGAGGGCTGTACCCTCATTCATAAAAACCTTTACCTGGTCTGGATAGACCTTCACCTCAGCCTGTTCATCCGGGGTTGCCAGAAGAACAAGCGGCTGTTTATGCGGTGTGATACCCTTATCCGCCGCTACAACGCCAAGTTCGGCGGTGATCTGTCCATGGACAAGAAGGTATAGGAGGGCTGGCTATGGCAGGAAACCAATGCACCCTCGAACACCGCAGATGTACCACCGTTGGCCGTTGCGCCGGTTGCGGATGGGAAGCAAATGAGATACAGCGCAGGAAAGAAATTATGGAAGAAATCGGTTTGATCGTCTGTGAAGACGGTTTGAGCAGGCTGTTTGTCGGAAAGGTGGAAGAAGATGGCGAAGAGTAAGGAAAACGACATTTTGATTTCCAAAAACCGGGCAATCCGGGATCTGAAGGAGTTGCAGACCGTATTGGCTGCTGAAGGAGATCCCTTCCTCGCCGGTGCACTGAATCGCCCCATTGGCTGCCTGGAAGGGCAGCCAGCGGCAGAGGCCGTCCCCATCGAGCAGTACAACGATCTGCGGGATGCCTTTATTGATTTCGTCTGCTCCGGGATTCCCAATCCTGCCCCCTACTGCGGAAACCGCTGCCCGGAATGTGTTGACGGCCGGGGCTGGTGTAAAGAGGACCCCGGTACCTGTAAGGGATTCAACCCCACCGGAGAAAGGAGAACCGATGGCAAATAGATTTTACGCTAAGGGCGAACTGAAAGATAAGAAAATCCTCGCCGCACTTAAACAGGCGGTAAAGGATTATGACGACGGCGCAATTTCAGAAGTACATGATGTACTTCTGGAAATCGCCGCAGCCATTGAAGAATGGGAGGATTTTGAGAATGGCCTCATGTAAGGACTGTCTGGGTTATCAGATATGCAAGGACAACAGGACCTTGGATTATAGCAACTACATCGGCTGTGTGAATGTTGAAGGTAACTGCAAACTCTTCGTTCCAGCCAGCATCTCCACAGACTGCATCAGCCGCTCCCGTCTGCTCCGTGACCCTTATTTCCAAGAGGAGCGGTACCCGGAATCCCCGCTTTTGAGAATGGCGATTAAGGAGCAGCCCGCCGTTCATGTTGTCCCTTTGAAATACATTCCATTCAAATATACTCCCTGCAAAATCCCCGAAGTGGTAGCAAGCGCTCCCGTTGTAACCAATGCGGACAGGCTACGCACCATGGATGAAACCCAGTTAGTGAGATTTTTGGATAGTGTCCATTGGACAGCGTTCGAATCTAAGGGTGATGTAACCAAGCTGAAATATCCATGCGACACAATTTCATGGAGAAAATGGCTCCAAGAGCCTGCGGAGGTAAAAGATGGGCAAACCTAACATCTACGGCATGAAAACCCGCTACGTCCCCAACTCCCAGGCGGACAGGCAGTTCCACCATAAGATTTTCCAAAGGGGCCGGGTCATTGCCGAGCGTGACCCTTCGGAAGCCCGTGAACGCCGGCAGATGAAGGAGCTGGAAAGGATGAAGGCCGAAGCAAACCGGGCCAGCTGATGGAGGGGCTATGGAACTGTCAATATCTCATAATACTGATACGGATCGTTGGTTGCAGGAGCATCATTACCTACATACCACACCTGCAGGTGCCGTCATCCGCATGGAGTTTCGTCAAAGCAACCAGCTTATCGGCGCAATGATGTGGGGACGCAATACCAGTCCTCGACAGGATCAGAAAAATGTCCTATGTCTTACCCGGATGTGCTTTCTCGACGAAGCCCCAAAGAATACCGAAAGCCATGCCCTCGCACTTGCCCGGAAATACATCCGTAAGCACCATCCCGAAATTAAGGGATTAGTAGCATATTCATCTACCGGGCAGGGGCATGAGGGTATCGTATACCAAGCCGACGGATGGTTCGAGGTTTCTCGCTCACGATCATCCAGAGATTGCCGTGAGGGGCGAAGAAATGTCGATACCTCTGCAAAAATAAAGTGGGTGAGAAGTCCATGAATAACCTTCTGAACTACCCCGGCGCAAAATGGGGCATGGCAAAGGAGATCGTCGCTCTGATGCCTCCCCACCACTCCTATGTGGAGCCGTTCTTCGGCTCCGGGGCGGTACTGTTCAACAAGCCGCCCTCTCCCATCGAAACGGTCAATGACATAGACGGCGAGATTGTGAATTTCTTCCGGGTGCTGCGACAACAGCCCGACGATCTGGCCGCCGCTGTCAGTATGCCCCCCTATTCCCGTGAGGTTTTCGATGATGCCCATGGAAAACCAGGGACAGACGATTTTGACCGTGCCTATCGTTTCGCCATAAAAAGCAAAATGGGATACGGTTTCAAAACCAACACCAAGACCGGATTCAAAATCGACGTCTACGGCCGGGAGCGTGCATACTGCCTCAGCTGCTGGAACCGGCTCCCCGCTGATCTGCTGGAAGCCGCCCAACGGCTGAAGGAGGTTCAGATTGAAAACCTTCCCGCCCTGGATCTGATTCGGAAATTCAACCACGATAATGTTCTGATCTATGCCGACCCGCCCTATCTACTGCAAACCAGAGGTTGCAAGCAGTACCGGCACGAAATGACCGAACAGGATCATGTGGAACTGTTGGATGTGCTGAAACAGCACCGAGGTTCCGTGATCCTCAGCGGGTACCCGTCGGAACTGTACGACCGGGAACTGGCCGGGTGGAGCCGTATCACCCGAAAATCCTACAATCAGAACAAAGAACAGCGGACGGAGGTGCTGTGGTGCAATTTCCCCGTAGAGCATCAAAGCACTTTCTTATAAAAAATTCATTGGAGGTAAGCATTTGAAACGTAAGAATTTTGCCATTGTCGTCCTTTTCCTCGCTGTGGTGCTGGTGCTGGCCGCTGCCATCGGCGGCATTGCCCATCATGCCAAGCAGCCCCAGCAGCTGGAAGAAGCCGGCGAACCTATCGTAAGCACCGAGCAGATCGGTGATGCTCAGTATCGCTTCACCTATGAGCGTGTAGGCGGCACCGATGAAGAACCCCTTTATCAGCTGGTCATTGAAGTTGTCGGAGATGAACCCCTCATTATCGAGGGCGGCAGCATCTTCGGCGGATACTAAGGAGGAAAACACCATGAAAGAAGCATTTGTTTCCAAAGAGAAGGTTTTGAAGATTCTGGATCGCATCGGTCAGAAGGCCGATAGCTGGGCCTTTGCCGAAGTCCAGCGGCTGAGAACCGTGGAGTTCATCGAACCCGGTACCACCGTGTACATTGCCAATGCAAGATACCGGCAGGGACAGATGGAATACTGGACCAGCACTGGCGGCTACCGTCCTTCCGACTACGATAAGATCGGCAAGACCATTTTCTTCACCGAGGACGAAGCCGACCGGAAGGTCAAAGAGTGGGAGGATACCGGCTATGATCCCCAGCGGAACAACCATCACCGCAATAACGGCTACCATAACGATGGTTTCCAGCGTGACGGTTTCCAGAAGGGTGGCTCCCGCAAGCATGGTTTCAACGGTAAGAACCGTCGGTACTGATGGCTTCCTGCATCGGATGCCGCTGCCAAATCTGCGCCCGGAACTGTAACCTTGATCCGCATTATTTCACCCCCGGCGAAGTAGACGAGTGCTGCTTCAACTGTGACGATTGTATACTGACCAACGGCACAAGTCGGTGGGATGCTGAGAAAGGGTGCTATTCTGGAAGATGGAAAGGCGAATGTCCCGATTATCTGGATCCCATAAAGCACGTCGAAGCAATGGCAGAGGCCGCCCGCCGGTCCCTCCATGTGATCCGTAATGGCAGCCCAAAGCCATGATGGAATCAAAAGTGATTCTATCAGCCCATACATAAGCCTGTTACGATCAAAAAACGGGGAATATGATCGTAACAGGCCCCACAGCCCCCCAAAAAGGAGCACTTATGAACACCGATGTTGATAACAGCACCACAAATGATGTCCGGGAGCGCTGCTTGAAGCCCTCCAAGTACCTCATAACTGACCGTTTTGGTGGCCACATCTGCGGCTGGGACACCAAGAAATGCGGGTATCCACCCTCTATACTGCGGTCAATGCAGGACGCCGGGTATCTCTACTATATCAACGGCAATCTGCAGGAGCGTGTGTAACGCCCGTACTAACCTCCAATAAAATCATAAAGCCCAGTATGGACACCGGGAAAAAGAAATATTCCCCTCAAAATTTGAGGGGAATATGTTCCCAGCCAATCCTCGCATTAGGGTATAGATTGGGTATAGATTGAGTATAGACTTTTGGAGGAAAAATATGAAAGTTCAGAACCGATGCACCGCCTGTGGATGTCCATTACCCGAAGGATGGTCAATGTGTCCAAAATGTTTGCAGAGTGCTATGGACGCAGAAAAGGCCAAAGACCCCCGCCGCCAGTATATCGGCATGATGAGCCGGGCCGCTGGCAAGAACCTTGAAACGATCATCGAGGAAGCCTGTACCTACTACCGGGACAAGGATATAGCCGACATTGAAAAGACCCCGGAGCCGATGAAGGTTATCCGCTCCCTGGGAAGTGGCCGCTTCGTGGCCTGCTTCGAGAAGAAAGCACAGGCAGACTATAAAGGCACTATGTACGGCGGCTGGTCCGTCAATTTTGAAGCCAAGGAGACCGAAGCCGACAGGCTGAAACAAAGTTGTGTGACCGATGCCCAGCGTGAACGGCTGGAACGGGCATATAAGTACGGCGCTCATGTCTTTGTTGTGGCATCGTTTGGCCTGCGGGATTTCTACCGCATCCCGTGGGAGGTATGGCGGAGCATGAAGGAGCGTTTCGGACATAAGTACATTACACCCCAGGAAGCGGAGCCGTACCGCCTGCGCTTCGCCGGTCCCGGCATTTTGATGTTCCTGGAGAATTTGGAATGAGGTAATATTATGAGCCAGAGAAGAGAAAAGAGGATTCGCAAACAGGAACGACGCATCCGGGATCTGGAGGAGGAAGTAAAATTCCTGCGCTGCCTTCTACAGATGGACATCATGGATGCCATGGATGCCTATTACGCTCCTGTCCCCACCATCCGCAAGCCGGGTCTGTTCCGGCGATTGTTCCGCTCTCTGTTCGCATAGGCCCATAAAAAGAAGCCGCCCTCTCGCATACAGCGAAAAGACGGCCCGTCCCAGGACTATTCTACCATAAAGGGAGGCTTCTGACAATGGGGAAAAACCAAACACCCGACATTGAAACGATAATCCGGCAGGCCGTGGAAGCTGGCCGGGTTGCGGGAATGAGTGACTTCAAGGATGTATCCAAAATGACCGAGAAGCGGTTACGGGAATATCAGACCATGAAGATCAGAATTGCGGACAATAAGGAACGCTTAGAGGAACTTCGCAAACTCGGCCCCAGAGGGAGGAGCCGCAGCATTGTCCGTTTCCAAAAGTCGGGGACCCGCCTTGAACCGGAGGAAATCTTCGATGCAATGGTGCTGGATATGGAAAGCACCATCTATGCGGACGAGGAAGAAATTGAGATGATCGACCGGGCATTGTCCCTCATTGCAAAGGACAGCTATTCCCTTGCCGTCACCGGAAAGTACCTTGAGGGTATGACCGATGAAGAAATCGGCGAGAGTATCGGATGTGACCCCACCACCGTGTGGCGTAACCGCAAGCGGCTTTTACAGACGGTTATGACCTACCTGTATGGTGTCCGGGCCGTCCGCTGACCGCCCCGTTTTGCAATACAATGCTGAAAAATCGTGCAATAGACAAGTGCAATTTTATGTGATATCCTTGATTCATTCTCAAAGCTATGCGAACCCGCCCATGGTCATCCATGGGCGGGTTTTTTGCTGGACGGAGGTTTATATGGCAGCAGTAGATTACCCTCGGCACCCCTGTAATGGGTGCGTGTGGAGCAGCGATACCGGCATTGGTATTTACTGCCCCTTCCCGAAGTGCATCGGAAAGAGATCCATTATCAAGAACACCGGGGCTGAGGCCCCGAAGAATAAAACCGACAAGGAGAAAGGATGATATCAAGTGCGAGACATTATGCAGATCATTGTGCGGCCCATTGACAGCATTCGCCCTTATGGGAACAACCCCCGTAAGAACGACAATGCCGCCCGTGTGGTAGCAAAGAGCATTGAGAAGTTCGGTTTCAAGCAGCCCATTGTCATTGACAACAATGACGAGATCGTGGCAGGCGAAACCCGCTGGAAAGCGGCCAAACTGCTGGGTAGAACCGAAGTTCCCTGTGTTCTGGCTGACGATCTGACCCCCGAAGAAGTTCGGGCCTACCGGCTGGCCGACAATAAGGTTGCCGAGTATTCCGAGTGGGACGAAAGCAAGCTGGAAGTGGAAATCGCCGCCCTCGCCGGGGAAATCGATATGGCGGAGCTGTTCGGCTTCTGTTCCGAAAACTCCCAGTTCGCCCTTCCCGGTATGGAGAGCCACATTGACAGCTTCTTTGAAAGCGGTGTGCAGACCAAGCCCAAAGGCGTAGCCCCAGAGGCTCCTCCGGTCGATGATGCGGATATGCTTCCCCATTACAGCATCACCATTCCCGATGCTGACCATGAGGTTGCCAAGCTGGTCACCGACATTCTCAAGGGCCGTGGCGTAGCCTTTGAAATGGAGGAACTGTAATGGAAGATCACAAGAAATTTGTTATCTGTGCCGTGCAGGTTCCCGGCTTCCACCGCTGGGAGAATGCCCCGGATGATCCCCGGTTTGCTTTCCTCCGGGATCGTCACCGCCATGTGTTCCACATCCGTATGGATTTTGAGGTTTCCCACGGGGACAGGGAAATCGAGATCATCGACCAGGAGGAATGGATCAAGCGGGTACTAGATTGCCACTATGGCACCCCCTGCGAGTTCGGCGGTATGTCCTGCGAGGATATCGCCGTTGCCCTGCTGAACGATCTTCACGCCTATTCCTGCGAAGTCCTTGAGGACGGTTACGGGGGTGCGAGGGTTGTTCGACAGTAACATCAAGATCCACTTTGCCGGCAGCGACGGCGAAGAAATCTTCTATGCGGCACTCTCAGCCGCACAGACCAATTACCGGCTGTATTCCTGCTACAAGTACATATACGGAAAGCAGCCCGACTCGGATTTCCGGCTCCCCGACGGCCATGTTATCAAAGAACAGGACAGAGCGAACCGCCATGTCATACAGGACAGCGGCCTTTTCACTCTTATGTTCGGTGCCGGTAAGGGCATGAAGCAGACCCGGCAAAGCCTCACAATGTGGCAGGATAGTTTGATGGAGTTCGTAAAGCAGAACGGCATCCAAGCCTCCTGTGTCGAGATCGACTGTCAAAAGATTCTGGGTGTAGAGGATGCCTGGTACTTCCGGGAGCGGATGCGCAGGCTGTTGCCCGGTAATAAGCAGATCAATGTCTTCCACTTTGAGGACGGCAGGAATGGTCTGGACAGGCTGATAGAATTTGCTGATTATATCGCTATCAGCGTCCCGGAAATCCGCATTGTGAAGCCTAAGACCTTCCGGGAGGATACCAAGTATCTGGCCCACTACATCAAGAACAAGAAACCCGAAATTGATATCCACCTTCTCGGCTGTACTGACTTCAAGATGATAGCCGAGAATAATTTTTGCACATCTGCTGATAGTACCAGCTGGCTTAGTGGTGTCAAGTTCGGCCATTTTAACGACGGTACCCGCATGGGCCACGTGAACGAGTTCCGCCGGGATCTGTTTTTGGAGCGGCAGGCCAAGGTCAAGGCTATTCTGGATCAGCGACAAGTGGTATTGAAACCCAAAACGCTGAACTACTGTACCAATGCCAGCCTCTGCGCTACCATCTGCAAGCAGCGGTACGAGCGGTCCGCAGGGCCGCAAAACTAAGATAAAACTAAGATAAAACTAGGAGAAACACTATGAGAAAGACGAACACGAATCTGACGATTCTGATTATTCTTTTCGTGATCAGTATCGTCATTGCCAATGTCGTTGGCGCAAGAACCATTACCACCGGCCTCCATTTGGGAGGCATTGAACTGGCCCTCAGCGGCGGTGCCATCACCTATGCCGTCACCTTCCTGTGTACGGATATCATCGGTGAGATATGGGGCAAGGAAACCGCAAAGGGTGCCGTTAAGTATGGCTTCATAGGCCAGTTATTCGCCACCGCCTGCATTATCATTACCGGCTGGTTCCCGGCCACAGATGCCGTAATGGACGGCGCATACAACACCCTGCTCGGTCAGAACTGGGTATTTGTCACCGGCTCATTATGTGCCTATTACGCTTCCCAGTCCTGGGATGTCGCAGTATTCCACAGAATCCGGGATTGGTATATCAAGAAATACGGCTCCACCCATGGCGGCAGATGGATTTGGAATAACTGCTCCACCATGACAAGTCAGATTTTGGACACCGTAATTTATGCAACGATCAGCTTCGGCCTCGGCCTGGGCTGGATCTGGACACCCGCAGGCCGTGCCGACCTTCTGGGTATTATGATTGGACAGTATCTTTTGAAGGCTGGTCTGGCGCTGCTGGACACGCCTTTTTTCTATTTCTTCACTCGCAAGGCCAGAGAGCAGTAAAGCAAATTAGCCCATAAAGGGGGGAAGGAGGGTATGGCGAAAACAGCGAGTACGGAAGAGCTGGCCCTGTGGGAAAGGCAGCCAAAGGAAAGCGAACAGGCTTATGCGGCGTTTTGCATTTACCGAGATACAAAGCCCCATGACCGTTCTAAAATGGATGTTTCACGGCAGCTCTCCAAAAATGAATCCCTAGTCTACAAATGGGCCAGAGTTCATAATTGGGATGCCCGTGTACTGGAATATGATAACTGGATAGAACGGCAGGCCGCAGCCGCAGCCGTTGAACGGATCGTCAGTATGCGGAAACGGCATATCAATATTGCCATGAAAATGCAGGAAGTCGGCCTCAAGGCCCTTTCTGAAATGAACCCCAGTTTTATGAAGCAAAACGAGGTCCGTTTGTTCTTGAAAACAGCGCTGGAAATCGAAAAGGCAAACCGTACCGACGAGGTACAGCACTCCCAGCCGAAGGGGCCGCAGTCTGATTCCAGCGTTGTAGATGATTGGGTCGCTGCTGTTCTGGCCGCAGACGATGACGAGGATTGAAGTATTCAAAAAGCGTATCAAGGTCTACCGGAAGAACCCCGTAAAGTTCTCCAAGGAAGTTCTTAATTTTGAACCAGACGAGTGGCAGCGAACCGTCCTCATGGATCTGGCAGAATACCCCCGTGTATCCGTCCGATCCGGGCAGGGCGTGGGCAAGACCGGCGTTGAAGCCGTGGCCGCCCTGTGGTTTCTCTCCTGCTTCCCCTATTCCCGTGTGGTCGCTACGGCTCCCACCCGGCAGCAGTTAAACGACGTCCTCTGGGCGGAAATAGCAAAATGGATGGACCGCAGCCCCATCCTCCCGGAAATCCTTACATGGACAAAAACCCGTGTTTATGTTATCGGCAATGACCAACGGTGGTTTGCCGTGGCCCGTACAGCCACCAAGGCCGAGAACATGCAGGGCTTCCACGAGGATAACATGCTGTTCATTATAGACGAGGCATCCGGTGTGGCCGAGCCGATCATGGAAGCGATTCGTGGTACCCTTTCCGGTGCCAACAACAAATTGCTGATGTGCGGCAACCCCACCCGCACCTCTGGATCCTTTTACGATAGCCACCACGCAGACCGTGCCAGCTATCGGTGTCACCAGGTAGACAGCGAGAAAAGCCCCCGCACCAGCAAGGAAAACATCGAGGCATTGGCCCGGAAATATGGCCGTGATTCCAATGTGTTCCGTGTTCGTGTCAAAGGGGAATTTCCCTTGCAGGAAGATGATGTTTTCATCCCCCTGTCCCTGGTTGAAAATTCTATTATGACCGAATATGAACCACTACCCAAGCCGCACCTTATCCATATCGGCTGCGACGTTGCCCGTTTCGGTGATGATAAGACCATCATCGGGTACCGCGCAGACGAAAAGTTCACCATCCACAAGAAGCGGCACGGGCAAGACACCATGAAGACCGCTGATGATATCATTGCCCTGGGCGAAAGCCTTGTAAAGAAATATAAGCTGTCCCCGCAGACGGACAACCTCATACCCGTCAAAATCGACGATACCGGCGTTGGCGGTGGTGTTACCGACCGTCTGAACCAAATAAAGCGCAATGATCCGAACCGCTTTTGGTGGCTCGATGTTATCCCCATCCGGTTCGGCGTAAAAATCAAGCGGCAAAAGTATTACGACGATACTACCTCCTACATGATGGCAGTCGTTAAGAGGCTCCTGCAGCCTGTGGACGAGGACGGCAATCCGAAACCTGTTGAGCTGATATTGCCCAATGACCCGGATTTGGTTGCCCAGCTTTCATGCAGGAAGTACCACATCACAGAAAACAGCAAAATCAAGCTGGAGAGTAAAAAGGACATGAAGAAAAGGGATCTTCCCTCCCCGGACGAAGCCGACTGCTTACTGCTGGTCTGCTGTCCCATTAAACCCTCCAAGCCTAAGAAAGGAGCTAAGCCTAGTGTCAAAGAAGAAAAACCGCAGGAAGATTGACACCACGATCATCAAGGCTTCCGAGCCTATCAAAAAGGCGGACACTTCCGTACAGCTTAATAAGCACGATCAGAAGAATTCTGCTGACTGGCTGGAACCTCCCGTTGATCTGAACGGTCTGAAGGTGCTGGTAAACAATAGCACCATCCTCCCGCAGTGCATCCGCTCCTACAAAAACAATATCGCCGGCTTCGGTATCGGTATCAGATACCAGGACGATGCCGAGGAAAACACGGAAATGTCCACAGAGTTTACGCAGGCCGCAGAAATCGTTGACCTCTTGAATATCGAGCAGGATACCAAGAAGGTTTTCGAGGATCTGATTGAGGCCCGTGAGACCTACGGCATTGCCTATCTGGAAATAATCCGCTCCATGGATGGCAATGTGCAGGAGGTTTGTTTCATCCGGGATACGCCCTCCATGCGTAAGACCCGGCCGCTGGAACCCTATATTGACACTTCCTATTTCTACAAGGGCCGAGAGGTCAAGAGAAAGAAGAAGTTCTGCAAATACCGCCAGCAGGTCGGCGGCAACACCGTGTATTTCAAGGAGTTTGGCGATCCCCGTATTATGGATCTCCGGGACGGCAAGTATGCCAAAGAGGGAGAAACCATTGACCTTCAGTACCAAGCAAATGAGATTCTCGAATTTGCTATTGGCACGGAGCCTTACGGCGAAGTGCGCTGGATCGGACAGGTTTTGAGTGCCGACGGAAGCCGACGGGCCGAGGAGCTGAATAATAACTATTTCCGTAACGGTCGGCATACCCCGCTTATGATCATCGTTAAGGGCGGCACGCTGACGGAGGAAAGCTTCACCAAGTTGCAGGGTTACATGGATGGTATCAAGGGAGCCGCTGGACAGCACTCCTTCATCATTCTGGAAACCGAGGCAGCCGATGACCGTACCGATTTCACCGATGCTGAGCAGCCCGAAGTGGAAGTGAAAGACCTTGCCAGCATCCTCCAGAAAGACGAGTTGTTCCAGGATTACCTTGACAACAACCGCCGCAAGATCCAGTCCTCTTTCCAGCTCCCCGACCTCTACACCGGATATACCACCGATTTCAACCGGGCCACCGCCATGGTCGCCATGGAGGTTACCGAAGAACAGGTGTTCCAGCCGGAGCGGCAGAGCATCGCATGGATCATCAACAACCGCCTGCTGAACGCCTACCGTTTCAAACACGTGGAAGTGTTCTTCAAGTCCCCGGATATTTCCAACCCCGACGATCTGTTTAAGATTTTGACCGTCTGCAACAATGCCGGCGGCCTCACCCCCAACAAGGCAAAGGATATCGCATACAAGGCCATCGGCGAAACCGCCGAGGACTTCCCCGCAGAATGGGGCGATGTTCCCATTGCGGTGCAGAAGTCCCAGAGCATGAGCATGGCCCCCGATTACGGCGCTCTGACCGCCGGTATCGAAAAGCAGATTGCCAAAGCCACAGCCGCCCATGACGATGCCGCCATTGTTGCCGTTATGAAGGAAGTAAAAAGCCTGCTGGTCAAAATGAGCAAGGAGGGCTAACCATGTGTATGTACTGCGGCCCTCTGATCAAGGCTATCGATGATTACATTGCCAAGGCCAACAGCGACCTCATTGCCCTTCTGGAATCCGAGGGATTTGTACATCCCGAAGATACCGTGGCAGTTGCAGAGTATATCGAGGATCTGTTGACCGAGGCCATGGAGGACGAAACTGCTTTCATCCTCAGTCGCATCGAGGAAGCCCTTGACCTTGAGCATTTCGCTTCTGCGATTTGGCCGGATGTGAAGCTGACCGACACGCTGAAGGTGAAAATCGCTGAAATCTTCAAAGAGCAGCTGGCCACATTCCTCCCGGAATATGCCCAGTATTACCTTGAGCAGAGCGACCCGGATTTGACCCTTTTCACCGTTACCCAGCGCACCCAGGCATGGGTGGAGAGTTGGAGCGAGGAATTGGGCGATCTCATGGAGCTTACCAGCCATACCCAAATCGAATCCATCTTGAAGGAAGGTTTGGAGAACGGCGACGGTATCGCCGAGTTTACCAAGCGCATTGTTGACAGCGGAATCCGGGATGAACGGTACCGAGCCAGACGGGCTGCCTTAACCGAAGTCCTCCGGGCGCACAGCGTGGCCCAGCAGGAAAGCATGATGCAGTCCCCTGTGGTAGACGAGAAGATGTGGAGACATACCGGCTCCTACCGCAATGAACCCCGGAAAAACCATGTTGCCATGGACGGCCAGCGGGTACCCAAAGGCGAGTGCTTCGAGTTAAAGGGTGCCGACGGCCGCACCTACAAGCCCATGTATCCCCGTGACCCCATTCTTCCTGCCAGCGAATCGGTCAATTGTCATTGCATTGCCCAGGCCGTTGTCAATGAAGATATCCTCGGCCTGTCCCTCAATGAGCGCAGGCAGATGCAAAGGGAAATCATCGAGGAAATGGACGATGAATGGGAAAAGGAACTGGATGCCAAGAACAAGGCCAAGGCCGGTATCGAGTAACTTACACGGATTTTACACGAAAATTCGCACGCCGTGCGATACCTAACACGTACCGTGCGTTAGAACCATGATAAAAAGCAGCTTTACGGCTGCTTTTTTATATTTTACTCCACATGAAGGGAGGTGTAAGGAAATGAAGCAGAAGAATGTCAGAAAGGCCTACGAGATCACCGATGCAAGAATCTCTTTCGTCAGTCTCGTAGACAAGGCCGCAAACCAGCGTCAGTTCCTCATTACCAAGGCTGAGAATGGACAGGCCACCTTCTCCACCTATGGCCGTATCCTCAAGGCCGATGCCGAAAGCCATTTCGTCACCGGCGTTGTCTACGAACCCATGGTCGAGGACAGCCACGGCAACTACATGACCGAGGCTGAGATCACCAAGGCGGCCTACTGGTTCGCCAAGAACGGAGATAAGGTTGACCTTCAGCACAGTTTTGACCCTCTGCCCGGTGCTACCGTTGTCGAAACCTGGATTGCGAAAGCAGATTTCAATATCGGCGATGAAGTGGTCAAGCAGGGTACATGGCTTATGACTGTGGAAGTCACCGATGAAGCTGTATGGGACGGAATCTTGAAAGGCGAGATTACCGGCTTCTCCATGGGCGGCATCGGCAATTACAGCGAGGAGGATACTGATTTGGAAACCGTTGAAAAGTCTGCCCCCGCCGCCCCCTCTGAGGAAAAGCGTGGTCTGCTGGCAAAGCTGGCCGAAACGCTGGGCTTCAAGATGGTGGCAAAGGGTGAGATGGCAGAAATCTACGCAGAGAAAAGCCGTGGTTCCCTGTTCTGGAATGCCTTTTACTCGTTGGAGGATTGCCTTTACCATTGGGATCCTGTGACCTGTACCTATAAGTTCGAGAGCGACGAAACCAAGGTAAAGGAAGCTCTGTCCGACTTCAATGTCATCGTGACCGATCTGCTGACCAATGAAAATTCCATTGTGTCGGCTCTGTCCGCCGCCGCCCCCATCCAGAAGGCCGGCAAGAAAATGTCCGCAAAGAATCTTTCTACTCTGACCTCCATCCACGAAACGCTGGGTACCTTCATCAAGGAATTTTCCGATGATGATACCTCCCAGACCGTGACCAAGGAGGCAGGCCCCACTACTGAAAAGGAGGAAACCGAAGTGACCAACACCGAAATCGAAGCAATTGCCCAGGCTGTAGCCAAGGCGCTGAATCCCGCCCCCGCTGCTGCTCCCGAAGCCCCTGCGGCCCCCGCCGCTGAGACCCCCATCACCGCCGAGGCCATCGAAAAGATGGTTGCCGCCGCCGTGCAGAAGGCCATGCCCGCCGCCGAGGCGGCTCCCGAAGCCCCCTCAACTCCCGACATTCAGACCATGATTGACCAGGCAGTTGCCAAGGCCATGGAGCCTATTCTCAAGAGCCGTGGCCTGCCCACCAATCTGAACGGCAACCCCGCCCCCGTGGAGAAGGCTGAACAGCATTACCTCCACGGTATTCTGTAATCTACAAGGAGGATAACACTATGCTCACTAACGGGCAGATCATCAAGAACGCCGGTACCATTACCACCGGCACCGTAAACGACGGCCTGCTGAATCCCGAACAGGCCCGCAGATTTATCCAGCAGACCTTCGAGGCTACCCCTCTGGGCAGCCTGGTTCGTCATGTTATGCGTAACGCCAAGACCGGCGAAATCGACAAGATCGGTATCGCTTCCCGTATCCTGCGGAAGAAGACCGAGAATGTGGACGACGGCTACCGTGCAGGCGTGGAGACCGACAAGATCGAGTACGCCACCACCGCTGTCCGTCTGCCCTGGGAAATCACCGAGGAAACCCTGCGTGAGAACATCGAGGGTGAGAACTTCGAGAACATCGTCACCAATCTGATGACCACCCAGCTGGGCGTTGACACCGAAGACCTGTATCTGAACGGTGACACCGCTACTCCTTCCTCCGATCCCGACTACGACTTCCTCAAGATCAACGACGGTTGGATCAAGCAGATCAAGGAGGGCGGCCATGTCTATGATGCCTCCACCTCCAACGGTCTGGGTCTGGATCTTTTCTACAACGCACTGGCCACCATTCCCGACAAGTACAACAACGGCAAACTGCGTTGGATCATGTCTCCCCGCCGTGCGCAGCAGTGGGAACAGTATCTGCTGGAAAAGGTTATCGGTGCCGGCGGCGCTGTCCCCGAATCCGTATACAATTCCCCTGCTGGTATCCCCGTTGTCCGGGCTCCCAGGATTCCCAATGATATGATCCTGCTGACCGACCCCCAGAACCTGGGCGTTGTCAACACCTATGAGGTCCGTATCCGCAAGACCACCGAGGGCAAGGAAGCCATTATGATGGACAAGCGTTTCTACGTCATCCATCTGGACTTCGACCCCATCATCGAGGAGCTGGATGCAACCGCCATCATCACCAATCTGGCGTAAGGAGGATGCTCCATGAAGTACCATCTGAGACTGAAAAAGGCTATTTCCTACACCGGCGCAATCAGCGCAAGCCGTAAGGAACCCGATGCCTACACCGAGGATAAGAAGGTAGCCGATGCCGCCGTGGCATCCGGCTACTTTGAACTGGTGGAAACCATCCCCGACCCCGATGCTGATACCCCCGATGAAATCACCATCAAGGGCCATCTGGATATCGACGATCTGATGTCCATGACCAAGGACCAGCTGAAGGATCTGGCTGCCAAGCTGGAAATTGACACCACTGGTTTCAAGGTTAAGGAGGACTACGCCAAGGCGATCAATGCCGTAGAGGTTGAAGCCTCCGCCGACGAAATCAGCACCGAGGCCGATTTCTCCGAAGAGTAAGGAGGCCCCCATGCGGTACATCCTTACTGCATCCATGACCGGGAGGGCGGCTTCTCCCGGTACCGAAAGGAATTCCATCCATGGCAACTAGACCGTGGGTAACCCCAGAGGAAGTCAAAGCCTATACGGAAATCGAAGTTGTCCAGAAGCGCACCGATGCCCGGCTTACGGTGGATATCGCCAGAGCGGAACAGTATGTCATTAAACAGACAAACAACAAGTTCGCCGGTGATGATCCCATCCCCCCGGCCGTAAAGACCGCTGTCATTCTGCTGGCTGAGGCTTACGCCAACAATGCCGTGGAATCCTCCAAGAAGGTCAAGTCTGAGACCTTCGACGATTACAGCTATACCGCATCGGATAGCACGCTGATCTCCATTTCCGGGCTTGACCTTGCCTCCCTGCTGGATGAATTCACCATTGCCGCACCCAAAAACGGTGTCATTATGAGGATGCGTAAATTATGATTGAAGATTTCTTTGACCATAAGTGCAACATCTTTCATGTGGTCAAGGGTACCGGCTCCCCCGGTTTCGGGCTGCATGGATCCCCGACCTTCGACTACGGGACTGTTCCCGATATTGCGGAACAGTCCTGTCATTTTGGCGTGCGCAACGGTGAGATGAACACCACCCAGCAGCAGCCGCAAAATGATCTGTACGCAAGACTGAAATTGTATCTCCCCAGCGGCACCGACATTCGTTTGAACGATAAGGTGGTGGACTGTACCACAGGATTGACCTACACCGCAGAGGTGCCGAAGAACATCCGGGGACACCACATCACCGTCTATGTCAAGCGTGAAGGCCCCGGAAAGGCCCTGTAATGGCAGTTGAAATTGAAGTCACCGAGTTTCGGGAATTCTTCAAACGGTGCAGGGAAGCCGCCCGTGGGGATTTTAGAAAGGAATGCGAACAGTTCCTTGAGGCGTTAGGTTTTGAATTCCTCAGACTGATTCAAGACGAAATCATCCGGCGGAAGGTCATGGATACCCGCCTGCTTCTCAATAGTTTTCACAAAGATGGCGACGGCAATATCTGGAGTCTAAATGTGGGTGACCTCACATTAGAGGTCGGCACCAACGTGCATTATGCAGGTTATGTAAACGACGGACACTGGACAAATCCTGAAGGCGTTGAATATCGCTTCGTCCCTGGATCTTGGGACGGTGATACCTTCACCCACGATCCCACCGCAAAAGGCGGAATCATGTTGAAGCAGAAATGGGTTCCTGGTTCCCACTATTGGGAATCCGGTTTGCGTATCTTGGATCAAATGATTCCTGGCCTTCTGGAAGAAAAGCTCCAGGAGTGGTTTGATAATTATTTCTCATAGGAGGATTTACAATGCTGATTGAACAGGAGATTGCAAGCATTATGCGCTTCCTGCTTGATGCTGCAGGTAATCCCAAT